CTGACTTTGAGGAATTCGGAGTAGTGCGTTTTCAGATGCAGAAACCTACAGCAAAAGGTGGGCGGCCAACTCAAGGATATTTACTTAATGAAGACCAATTTATATTGCTTGTTTTATTAGCAAGGAACTCAAAGGAAGTAATAGCCCTAAAAATTAGAGTAGCTAAAGAATTTAGCAGATTAAAAAAAGTTGTTGCTAATATTGTTTCTCAGCAAAAAGATCCAAACTGGCAGAATGTTAGATCCGATGGAAAGATTGTATATAAGCAAAAAACCGATGTAATTAAGGACTTTGTTGATTACGCTACAAAACAGGGAAGCACCTCAGCACATAGATATTATACAAATTTAGCTAAGATGGAAAACAAAGCGCTTTTTCTTATTGAGCAGAAATATAAAAACCTTAGGGAGATCTTAACTATTAAACAGCTTATGCAGTCATGCACTGCTGATGATGTTATAGAAAAAGCACTTATTGACGGCATGAATAAAGAAATGGACTACAAGGAAATATATAAACTAGCTCGCGATAGAATACATTCTTTTGCTGAAATAATAGGGAGAAGCCAGGTTCACTTTCTTACTGATAATTAAAGTGTAACTATCAACTGCCAGATTTCGATAGTTACAAACGATTAGATAATTAAAGCGTACCGTCTTATTATAAGGGTCCGTTAATCAAAGGAGTATTTTATGAATAAGTTACGTTTAAGTTTTTTTAAATCACTAGGCGGCGATTTTGTTGCGGGCGATAAAGTGTCGTTTAAAAATACAGTTTTTGATATCGTTTCTAGTTTTAACAGGCCTTTATTTGAGTGCTCTGTTATTCAAGCAAACGCTAGTCAGCCAAAAGAAACCTACATCGACTCATTTGCACCACGCAACAACACAGGCGAGCAGCCTATGCCTGATGGTTTTCCTGTGGTTGCGTATATGCGCAGCATTAATATGTTAGCCATTGATTGGCATTGGAGTATTGAGAATAACCCAGTCGACATTGCCACATGGAAACCTGACATTGACGCTTTAATTGCACTGCAAGACGAGCACGACAAAGACGATAATCCAGTATGTTTTGAATCTCTTGCTAGGTCTGTTTCTGATGCCATAGTAAAATCTAATGTGGATGTAAGAACAATGAATAAAAGTCTTTGTGAGGATTTATATAAAGAAACTATACCAACGTTTAGCATTGCAATGGACAAAGGCATGGCTGATTTTACAGTCTCTAACTTTTCTGCTGGGTACATGGAAGCTGTAAAAGCAGGATTTACTTTTGACAAGTTTTGCAAAGCAGGAGTTGATTTCAATAAAGTTGATAAAAATATGGAAGTAATCACGGACCCTGCAAATATTGCAGAATATTTTGAGCGTGACCAAGAAGCAGATGATAAGCAACTGGATAGCGTAGCGTCTGCGCTACGTAATGCAGGCTATTTTGTGCAAGTTGATATGATTAAGTTCATGCAAGATGAAGGATTGCTTAATGAAGTTATTTTGCCTCTAAAATAAACAATAGCCGCTAATTACAGCGGCCTAATCTAAACCCCACTATCAATCAACTCTTTTATAGTTAATGGCTTACCAGTAAAATCGGTGAGCTTTTCTAATTTAAGTCGACCACTTCTAAATAAATCACCCCTTGCCTTGCCTAGATTGGAGTCTTGAAACCAGGAAGGCTGCGAGCGTAACCAAGCCGCTGCTTTTGTATCACCGGCAATCTGACCAGCGTTAAAAGTATCGCTGTCTTTGCGGCCTCTATAAGTTGGCTTGCTAGATGTTTTACCTGTAATGTTTGGGTTATCTCTGCGCTTGTTTAAGCTATTCTCACGCCGTTCAAATGTTTCTTTTGCCTCTTCGCCTTCCTTGCCTCCGACTGCTGCGCGTGTTCCTTCTGGCCGCTTTTGGTCGCGAACTAAAAACAGCCAATTAGAACGCTCATTAAAATGCAATGGCAAGTTAGGCGCTGACGCATCATTCACGCCCCACGGTTTACTCATTGAGTCTTGCCGCGCTGCATAGCTTGTACATATCAATGTTCGCTTGTTATCAAAAACGCTATTGAAATATCTACCTGTCACAACGTCTTCATTATCACGCATCATTGACTCTCTGGCATTGACTGCGTAGTGACTCATGCCAGTCCTTACCAGCGCCTCAGCTTCGTTTTTAAGTATGCCATTTGTTACTGTTCGCAATCGTTTAGTTATTTGGTTAACGCTCTCACCTGCTGCATAACCGCTTTTAATCTGGTTATTGTACACGTTGCCGACTGATGCACTGTTTTGCTTTACATATTCAGCCCACACGCCTGAGTTCGACCTTGCGCCACCTTCTAAAGTAAGCAGTGAGTTATTAATATATTTTAGAATCTTTTTATCAGCCGGCACCTTTAGCTTTACGTCTTCAATATCCTTAAATAGCTTCGCATTAAACAAAGCCTCATTGACTGCGACCACTTGCAATGCTGCCGTAACCTCCGCCCACGTTGCTGTTGTCTCTGGCAATATCTCACGCGCTATTTTATTCGTTAATATTGTTAACTGGCTCACAGATTTGATTTCTTCTGCATCTAGCAGCATTAAGCGAGCTTTTTTATATACTGCCTGTAAGTTGGGCGTTGTATAGTCGTTAATTAAGCCAGTTGCCACCCGGTGCAACCCAACTTCGTGACGGTTTGACTTGTCAAAATAATCATCCATTATTTATCTTCACAAATGTCATAAGTTAAATAAAATATATCTGGCTTGCATGGGTAAAACTCGCCTTGAATGCCTTTAATAATAAAGTCACCAATATTTGCAGTTTGCGTTTGCCCGTCACTTTCCAAGGTCATCATTTTTAAACCATCGCGCGTAACAATTGCCTCGTAATCCTGCCACCTGTCAGCGGCCATGTCACAATTAATGTCAGGCGCTTTGTGTATAAATGTATACGCCTCTTTTATGTTCGTTTCTGTTAACTGTACTGCCTGTATTTGCACTGGTTTTTTAACGTATGATTGCATATATTAATCCTTTTATCGTGATACTTTCATTGCTTTAGCCATTGGCCTGCGTATTGGATACATTCTGTGTATGAAATATCCAGTTCCATCACACCAGTCATCTATTGCCGGATGTTCTGTAAACTTTTCAGGCTCACCATTTTTATTATACCCTTGATGCTCTAATGCAGTCGCTAATTCAGGGCATTTGTCAGTGTTAACAAATAGCTCATTACGAGATATTTTAGCGTTTACACAGTTAATCCTATCTCTTACTGCTGGGTTTGCATTTGGAGCACTCACTTGATGCCCTGCGCTCTTTATTATATCAAGATCTGACTCTGTTGCATTAGTCTTATTGGCTTTACCGCTTGCATCTGGGTAAACAATTATCTTATGCTTTTTATATTTAATGAGATTATTCACAAAGTCATATGTGTCATGGCTAATAAACTCATCGACAGCAGTAGGTCTGTTATTCTCAATTACATAAACATTAGAACAACAGCCGCCTATATTAAAGTCTATTGTCACATGTATGCGGTCATTATCTTTTAGTGTGCGCTGCGAGTGATGCTTGATTCGATCAAAGAAATGATAAACCTTCTTATCTGTAAGGTTAACAATCTCACCATTCAGATACATATCAGCTAAAAGGGGATCATAGTTTGCTCTTATCTGCTCAATGTATCCCTCTGGCAAGTATGGATTGGAAGCTGTAGGCGCTTTTATAACCTCATAACCTGATTGCTTCTGCTTGTACCATTTCTGATATATGAAACCACTGTACCCTTGGTCTGGCGTTGTCACGCATCCAATCGTATTGCCGCCCTTGCATTTCTGGCGGTTACGCTACCTTACGCCAAACTAATGCTGCCTTTTCTTTTGATAACGTGTCTAGCTCGTCAACAATTGAATGAGCAGTTTCATAAGCAATGATTCTTTCTGGCCTGTCATATGACCTAAATAATATCTTGCCGAATCCATGTATCTTTATTGAATAATCTGACTTATTAATTGTATAAGGAAGGCCAATAAACTCTAAATCCTCTTGCACACCCGGCATTGCTCGCAGCTTTAATAGGTCATAGCTAGGCATGTAATAACCGCCGTTAGTTCCCTTGTCAGACAACAAAAGCATAATCAACCGCATTGTTCCGCCTTTTGACTTGCCACTGTTATGATGTATTAATCCGCTCTCACAGACATAGTTATTAGTATCCATAACCTGAATATCCCAATAAGCCTCCTCGACTTCCTTCCTTTCTATTGATATAATAGTGGCTTCGGTAGTGGAAGATAAAGGATATTCATATGAATGAAAGACAGAAGAAGATATTGCCTCTTTGTGACGGCACTCGCACCTCTCATGAGATAGCAAGTATTTGCAATGACAATGTAAAGTATGTCCAACGCACAATGCTGAGTTTTGATGCTCCTCGCCTACCTCAAGCCCCGAGACCTGGCACTCACAACCCTTCTTATAAAACAGGCCGCAATATTGATCGCGATGGATACGCCCTTGTATCAGCCCCTTTTGGTCATCCTCACGCAAGAATGAGAGGCGACCGCAAGTACGGGGTAATTTACGAGCACCGTTTGATGATGGAGGAAAAAATCGGGCGTTTTCTTCTTCGCTCAGAAGTTGTAGACCACATTGACGGGCTTCGGTTGCACAATGAGCCATTAAATTTGCGTCTGTTTGATTGTAATGGGGAGCATCTACGCTCAACAATAAAGGGTAAGACTCCAAACTGGAGCGAGAAAGGAAAGGTGAAGCTTTTAATGTGCCGCCAACTTTCAGGTCTTGAACAAGTTCATACTTACCTTGAGAAGAAAAAGTGCGGTGATGCCCGCTTGCTTCAAATACTCCTTGCGTTGTATGAATTTGGTATAGACTCTCCCTTCCTTTTGGGAACGACGCGCTACTTAAAGAAAGCTGGAATCTCTGATTTCTCTCATTCCAGCTTAGAACTCGAGTTGACTTGCTTATATCGCAAATACGCATAAGACCATTTTCTGTATGTATGCGTGTATCTCCACGCATACACCCCAAGCCGCCTATGATTGCAGGGTATAATGATTTTGTGCGGCAGAATGTTTTTTGTGGTCCGGTTAATGGGATGTCAATCTTCATCTTGTTTAACCGCATCAGTAAAATGTAGCTCTATAGTAGTATCTTTATTTGCTGGCTCTGTGTCTCTTTCAAATGCTCTAACTTTAACGTGCTTGCCAATTATTTCTAATGATTTATTAGCCGCATTAGGCTCAAACTTATAAATAGGGTTGCCGTCATTATCGAGCACAGAAGCCCCTAGCTTGTCTGTTACCTTTTCATGCTGCATACACCTGTCGAACACCTGCTTCGCGCTCATAAGAACCCAGTCGGCGTTTATCTCCACTCTTTTAGACCTTGCCGCCATTAACTCCGCTATGCGCTCCTGTATATCAAGTTTTGACAATAGTTGGCTTGCTATTCTGTTTGCTGTTTTTTCACTGTATTCAGCTCTTATTGCAGCTTGAGTAGCATT